TGTCTTCCGACACCAAAACACATGTGGACCATACAGCATAATCACTATGGCAACCCTCATAAATGATACATTTAAAAAGATTGCTGTAAAAAAGGCAAGCCTCCGGAGCCCAGATTTTTCATTCTGTATCCCGGAGCGTGTCTTTTTATAATTTGTAGGTTTCCAGATCATCAGGAATCCAGAGATTTCCTTTATAGTACTGTCTGCCTTCTTCTGTGTAGAGCTCCTTTCGTCTGGAAATATTTTTATCCTCTGTATGATACAGAATCAGATTCTCTGCTTCCAGTTTCTGTGCCAGCTCACAGGCATCCTTTACAGTAGAATGGTGCTTCTCATATGGTTTGAATTTATCTGCCTGAGAGAACAGACAGAATGCTTCATGAAGAAGCCATGTGCTGTTTTTGGCATATTTCTGTTCACATTCATTATATGGCTCATCTCCACAACAGGTCAGCTTCTTTCCCTCTGCGTACTCCATGCAGAATCCAAACTGTTTTGCCTTTGTAGACAGAATATCAAAAAATGTCACCCTGTGTCCCATAATCGTTCTATCTTCTCCGTCCTTTACTTCTTCCAGATGGACTTTGTCTCCGATAAATTTCGTTTCCTTTGGTGTGAGAAGCATCTCTGCCATCTGTTTCAGCAGGCTGATCACTTCATCATGTCCATAGATAGTCACTTCACCGCCAAACTGTCCTCTTGCCATTCCCTGACAATACATACGAAGCATCCAGATGATTCCAAGCAGATGATCGATGTGTTTATGTGTCACAAATATAGTGCTGATTTCTTTCCAGCTGATTCCTGCGTCCTCCAGCTGCTTCAGAATTGTATTTCCGCCACCTCCGTCTATCATAAAATATTCTTTATCTTCATTTAGCGCAAAACAGGTGTTATAGCATTTCGTCACCTTTGCATTTCCGGTTCCCAATATTGTAAGTTTCATCTTTATGTACCTCCCGACTTTCTTTGGATGCTGACACTTGGCAGGCAGCAAATATTTCCTATATATAATAGCATATTCTAAAGTAAAAAGAAATCTGTCTGTCAGACGATATGAATCTTCGTTACTGTTCACTCCGTTCACAGTAACTTAGCCAAAATTCATTCCAGATTGCCTGCGGCAATGGAATTTTGGCTTGTATGTCTCGGGATTTTGGCATATTCATGCCAAAACACCTCGCGGGATAGTGGTATGTGAACAGTAACGAATCTTCACTATGGCAATGAAATTTCGACTTGTATGAGCACGGTTTTATGAGCATGACATAAAATATAATGTAAACAGTTTTCAGAGAAGGGAATTATATATGGAAAATTATCGGATGGGATGTTCCGGCAACCGCCCTTATAACCGTACCTGCGGTATGAATATGCCTCAGCCTTCAAATAGAAATATGAACAGTTCCGAATGCTTTGTCAGAAACACGACAGACTGCAGCTGTACTATACCGGGTGTCAAAGAAAAAAAACATGAAATGTTTTCGCATCTTCAGTATCTGGAACCTGCAATGGCATATGTTCCCTGCCAGAAGTTTACAGAGAATTTCCCACTGCAGTATGCATTAAATGCAGGAACCATTTTCCCACAGTTATGCAAACCATTTTGTGGAAAGAGAGGTATTCGAAGATGAAAACAGATTGCTCCCAAAAACAGTTATTAAACCGTATCGATCAGGTCAGTTTCGCAGTCAATGATATGACTCTGTACCTTGACACACATCCCTGTGATGAAAAGGCTCTGACTTACTGTCACGAACTTGTGCAGGAACGAAAAAAGCTATTAAAAGAATACGCCGAAGCATATGGTCCCCTGATTATTGACATTACAGATCAGACCGGAGAATCCATCTGGAAATGGATGGAACAGCCATTCCCATGGGAAAAGGAAGGAGCGTGCAGATAATTTATGTGGAATTATGAAAAAAGGCTTCAATATCCGATCAATATCACACAACCCAATGCCAAAATTGCACAGTATATCATGAGCCAGTACGGTGGCCCATAGTGTAATACCCTATAATATATAAGAAGTAATGAAGTTGGTACAATATCTTATGGGGTAAGGGTACTCATTGTACCCATACTCTTTTTTTATTTATATTTACTTTAAATCGCAATTAAATCTTTCCAAGTAGCAGATCCGCAAATACCATCCACTTCCAGAACTTCTTTTCTGGATTCCTGATAAGCTTTCAGAGCGTAAATCGTGTTTGCATCTGCTGTCCATGTAAGTTTCAGGGCTTTGCCGTTTTTGCCTTTAAAGCCTCTGGCTCTTAATATTTCCTGTAAGAGAAGCACAGATGTATTTTTGTCTCCTGCTTTTACTGTCTCTGGGTTAAACATGTAGCTGCCTCCTTCTGGGTTTGTTGTCTTGTCTGTTTCATCTTTATCTGCAGATAAAACAATTGAATAGTCCGGTGTACAAAATTTTGTCCCCGGAAGATTACTGTTGTAATAGCTCTTCTGGCAGACCCCGCCACCATTTGCCACGATACCGGATGCTCCGGAAGTATTTCCCTCAATCGTCCAGAATCTGTCTCCGGCTACTTTTGTTACAAAGCCGGTATGGGTAAAGGTACCGCCATGTTTAAAGATAACAATATCTCCAACTTTTGGATTGGCATTTTTTACAAATAAGACGCCTAAGGTTGGGCAGTATACATACGGCCAGTGTTTTAAGAGTTTCTTTGCATTATCCAGACCAAAAGCTTTCATGAAACACCAGGAGATAAACGCTGCGCACCAGGGCTGCCCCTGATAGGATGGTTTTATATCTCTCCAATATTTTGTATAGTTTGCTGATCCGGCATTTCCAGTCTTGCTGTCAAGCTTACTGTTATTTTTCTTTTCCAGGTACCCGATCTCTTCTTGTGCAATTCCCAGAACTACGTTGATAGCTTCACTCTTTGTCATGACTGTGTTTTCCTTTTTTATATCTTTTGCTTCGTTATAATCTTTGTAAAATATATTTCTATCTACAGTTCCGCTGATGCCAGGTATCTTTGCTTTACTGGAATACTGCCAGCCCACACCAAAGTCCGGCCGGAGTCGTTCCTGTAAAGTACCGTTATCTGATGCCGGATAACGTGCAATCCAGAAATCGTATTTTTTCAGATGGCTACAAATTACATTCAGGTACCAATCCACATTGCAATAAATACCAAATTTATATCCCGCTGCCGTGATAATCTTTTCGAACGCTTCTGCCAATTTATGGATCTGTTCAGCTCCGAGTCTTCTCTGATGATTCCATTCCAGATCCAGCCAGACCGGATACTGCAGTTTTCGCCCGTTCAGAACTTCCACGACCTTCTTGGCTTCGCTCTGTATCTCTGCAACTGTCATAGCATAGGAATACTTATATGCCCCAACCGGGATATTGTATTTCCGGCATTCAGAGAAGTTCTGCTCAAAGTAGCTATCTATCACGTTTCCCGCTTCTGTAATCCGCAGGATTGCGAACCCCATGCCGTAATCAGCAACTGTTTTCCAGTCAATTTTCCCTTGCCAGGCAGATACATCAATTCCTCTTATTTCCATGTCCGTCTCCTTTCATAGAGCGAAAAGGGATGGTTTCTCATCCCTTATTCGTCTTTATTTGCCTGTTTTACAATCTGGTTCACGTATGTAGAAAGACCGGCAATCAGTATTCCCTGTGTAATCGCTGTAAAAATTGCCATTGCAATATCCTGTCCGGTACCGCAGGTGCAGGTGGCAAACACATAGATCGCGCAGATTGCAATGCTGATTCCGCCAAGGATAAGCGGGATGTACTTATCCTTTACTGCCTGTGCCTGTTTGAGTGCCATTCCTACGAAATATAAGGCAATAGCTACTACGATGAGTTCCGGTTTTACATAGTTTGTGATCTGTTCCATAATCATTCTCCTTTTCTTTCCAGGTCTTCTATTCTATGATTCGCAACCTTAATATGTTCCTCCTTTCTCCGCCTTAACCGGCGGCTTTTCTTTCGTAATTCATATTCAGAAGAATTATATCCTGTCTCTGGATGAGCAGGCATTTGATTTCTTCTTCTGACATATCACTGGCTTTATGCTGAATTCCATTAATACGGATATTTCTTGTTACCAGTTTTAATTCTGACATCTTCCTCACCTCTTCTTTATGGTATGGGAAATGATATGTATGAGTTACTGTTTATACAAATTTAAGCAGTTTGTCGAACGACTTTCGTTGACTCTCCTCTCATATGCTCTTATCCTGTAAGTACAGAGTAGTGACCTACCCGAGTACATACGATTGGAATGTCCTCAATAGTAAGTTTCAACAACTGTATTGCTTTACAAATATCTATCTGCTTCCATGAACACATTCCATTCATCTTTAGTGACAATATGCTCTCCGACCATCCCATTGCACTTGCGAAGTTCGACTGAGTGTTAAAAATCTCCACGATTCTTCCTCGTAGCTTGTTATAATCGAATGCCAACTTGATACCTCCTTTCCGGTTCAAGCTTTTGAATTATCTGTGTAATATCACGTCGTCCATTTTCTGTCAACATAAAATTCAATTTTTTTAACTTTTAGGTTTTTATTATTGAACTTTTGCATAATATGTGTTATATTTCAATTACGAAAAGGAGAACATTATGAAGAAAGAAAACACTGCAATTCGTTTAAAAACAATAATGAATATGCGCGGACTTCGGCAGGTTGATATTCTTAATCTGACTGTTCCATATTGTCAAAAGTATAGTGTAAAAATGAATAAGTCAGATATAAGTCAATACTGTTCTGGAAAAACAGAGCCTAACCAAGGAAATGCATTGAACGTAAGTGAAGCATGGCTTATGGGTTTTGATGTTCCTATGGAAAGAGTTCCTAATAAAACAGAATCTGTTCAGAGTTCTTCCGTCTCTGCTCAGTGTAAGGAGATCATAGAAGTATGCAATCAGTTGTCTCCTCACAACCAGAGAAAGGTTCTCACCTACTCTAGGAACCTTCTCTCCACCCAGCAGATGGAAGAAGATCTTCTTGCAGCTCATGCCCGGACGGATGTAGAACAGACTCCTGAGGGTGTTCAGCATGATCTGGATATTATGAATGATGATAGTAAATGGTAATAGAAGGGAGATGTTATTATGCTTTATCCATTTATGACGCTAAACGATAATACAGAGATTGTTCATTCTGAATCGCTTCAGAAGGATGGTAAAGAGCAGGTTGAAGTTCGCATCGAAAAGCCTATTTACGGCGGATTCCATTCCGCTTCATGTTGGTTGCCTGATTATAAGTGGGAAAATATTGATGGATTCTCTGATGAAGAAATTAAATATTTTCAGGATTATCTGGCATCTGTTGCGCACATTATTATGCAGTTAGCCCGCGAAGGAGGATTTGAAGGAGGTATGGATAATGCCTCGAGTTTTTAAGATTGGTTCTTATATCATATATTTCTGGGTAAATGAAAATGACCCTTTAGAACCAGTACATGTCCATGTATGTGAGGGCTATGCAGTGTTACCATGCTAAATACGGTGTATACGCTGTTGTTGATAATTATGTCATTTATTTCGAACCATTTGCGGTGATACATATGATTTCATCAGCAGATTAAAGAACGGAGCTGCTATTACCAGATTCGCTATTGGAAGAATATAAGGATTTTACTATTGAACAGATATCTCGGATGACGGGGTATCATCAGAAACTAATTGAATTACGTATTCCGAATTAATTCGCTTCGGCGTTTTAAAGAAAAAAATTGAAAAAAGGAGGTAGCTATGCAATCTACAGACTTGTCCAACCAATTACTTGATAAATCAAAAGAGGCGTTTACTATGGCAATTGAACTGTACAACAAACCAACCATTCATTATCGAGTTGAAGGCTTTGCTATGTTTATCTGTAACGCCTGGGAATTAATGTTAAAAGCTCATATACTTAAGGTTTATGGTGAAAAGAGTATATATTATAAAGATAACCCAAATCGCACACTAAGTTTAGAAAATTGTATTCAAAAAGTATTTACTAATAACAAAGATCCTCTTCGCCTGAATCTGGAAAAAATCGTGGAATTACGCAATACTAGTACGCATTTTATTACCGAAGATTACGAAATGGTTTATGTTCCTCTATTTCAGGCATGTGTGTTAAATTTCAACGAAAAAATGATGGCATTTCACCAGATTGATATGACTAAAATAATACCTCAAAATTTTTTATCATTATCAGTAAGCATGAAAGCTTTAAACGAATCAGAAATTGTTGCTAAATATCCTGAGGAAATCGCCAGGAAAATATTAGATATGAAAAATAATGTGGATGCGCTTGCACTCGAAAACAACAATGCTAAATTTTCTATTAGAATCGACCATTATCATTATCTAACCAAAAATAAGGATAAAGCAACTTCTTTTGTAAAAATAGATAATTCAGCTGATACGTCTGTTAAGATCATAAAAGAATTAAAGGATCCTAACAACACGCATAATCTTACAGCAAAAGCATGCATTAGTAAAATTCGAGACCGTTTAGCCAAAAACAAGATTGAACTTTGGTATAACGGAAATATTGTTAAATTTACCAGTTTTCATTTTACTAATTTTTGTAAACACTATGGTATAAAAGAAAATGAGAAATTTTGTTATATTCATAAGCAATTTGCTCAGCCTCAATATTCTTACTCGTTGCAAACGATTGAATTTATAGCTACTGAGCTTGAAAAAGATCCTAAACATATTTTAGATAACACTTCCATATGTTCTCCACCCTTACCTGCAATGCCAATCACAAGCTGTGCTTTTTCTTCTCCAAACTGAATTCCATCTGGATATTGCAACAATACG